TTTTCTCCTTTTTATCCTACTCCAGTACCACTACCAGATGTCCACGAATTTGTATTTCCAGAAAATCCACCAGATAAGATTTTAGGTGGATTTGTAGTTGCAAATTTTCTGGTATCACTATTATCCATTACTTGTCCATTTGCATCTATAAAAACAAAATCTTTGAAAACAAAAGAAACCTCTTGTCTTGCAATATCCATATTTTGAGCACTAAACTCTATTGCACCAACTGTTTTTGGAAAACACTCATTTAGTCTAAGACCAGCTAAAGGTAAACCATTTTTTCCCAATTGAAAAACTTCTATTGGTGTCACATATTCATTATAATATTCTAGATTATAATTATTTGGTTTAACAACAAGATCTTGCCATTTTAAAAAATACTGTCTTTCAAAATGTTCTGCTGATAGAAAAAATGTCATACTTATATCTTCTGCATATGTCAATCCTTGAGCCATTTCATAAGTTGGGCCATATACTGTTTCATTTGTAACAGTTCTTATATTTTTACCAGGCATGGTAAACGCTTCAACTCTAAATGATACGTGTCTATCTGCGTCTGGATCTCTTATCACTGGTGGTGATGTTATTTTTACTTCAAATCTATTTGCAAGTGCATGACCACCAAACTTACTAAAACTCGCAATAAATTCATCTAATGCAGCCATTATCCTCTCCTATTTGCAGATCTTCTTGAATCTGCATAAACTTTTGTTTCAGTTGCTCTTACGAATCTCTGTACTGGTAATAGAACTGCAACCATCATTTCGTCTGCATTAATTCTACGAAATGGGGTTCGTACATGATCTGAAAGATATCTTTTTACTGTAGGTTTTACAATTGGATTTCTTTTTACTCTATTCCATGTCAATCTTATTCTAGTAGTTTCATCTAACTTATCATTACTTGCATATTCACTAATAATGTTTAGAAGTTTTAATCTCATGGGTATGGATAGGTAGTGAAAGTTCAATCCTAGAAAACCATTGTTATATTGTTCAATGGGCATGATTAAAGGAAACCTATCATAATATGGTAGTATGTCAACATTATCCTTGTTCTTAGGACTATACATAAAAAAGTTCATAGTACCAAACGTAGGTCTAGCTGTAACTAATCCTTCACGAACAAGTGTCTGTGGTGGTACTTCACCTAACTCTTTGACTTTCTCACGAAACCAACGAATTGATCTATCTTTACCACCAGTTTTCTTTAATATGCCATCAATTAATTCTGTCATACTCCTATTTATATGACTTAACCAAGATGATCTTCTGTTAGTATTTTAAATTCCATATTTCTATCTTTACACCATTCCAACGCATATTCCCACTTGGCTTTATTGACACCCCATGTCTGAACTTCCTTTATATAATATTTGGTTTTCTTTTTACCGACAGGTGGTTTACATTGTTTTTTTGGTTTAACTTCTATAATCATCTTCTTGATAGTACCATCATTCTGTTTTACTTTTACATAGAAATCTGGAAAGTATCTGTGTACTCTACCATCAAGAGGCGACTTATATGGTATGATTATTTCTTCACTACCCCATTCTAGGATTGCATCAGTTCTATCACAATAAACCATAAACTTACGTTCCCACAAACTCCTGTAAATTATGTTTGATGGGTCACCTTTATATTTTCTAGGTTTTGAGGGAATATATCTACCTTTGTATGTCATACTGTATAAATACTATTGAAACCATAATATATTTAGGACTATTTATATGGCCCAATTAATCATAGGAACTGACGGACAAAAATCACATATCACTGCAAATAGAACTTCTTATCAATATCCATTGGATGTAGATGGTTCTAGTAGTAGTCATTACATTCAATTTCAAATAAGAGTAAGACAACAAGCGACTATAAACTATGGTAGTGGAGCGACAGATGCAACTGGTGTTGGTGGTAATGAATACATAACAGTTCAAAGACCACCTAGAAAAACTTTAGATTCAACAATTCAAATACAGATGCCACCTACCATTGAAGTGTCACATAAGGTAAATTATGCAGACTCAGAAATAGGATTGGTAGTTGCTGGATTACTTGCAGCTGGTCAATCTTTTAAAGATGATATAAATGCAGATAAAGCTAAAGAAAGCATTGTAAATAGTATGTCGTCTGAAATTAAAAATGCAATAGCTGGTGCAGCTGAAGGAATAGGTATAACAGGTGCAAGGGCAGCTAATCAAATATCTAGTGGAAAAGTTATAAACAATAGAACTGAATTAAAGTTTGAAGGTATTGATAGAAGATCTTTCGCATTTACTTTTAGAATGTTACCGAAGAGTTCAGAAGAAGCACAAATAATTAAAGAAATTGTTACACTATTTCGATACCATGCAATGCCTCATTTTCCTATAGAGGGATCTCTTGGTGGTAGAACAATGGAAGTACCATCCACATTTGATATTTCATATGTACCTGGCCGACACTTACATAGAATTGATGAATGTGCATTAGAATCAGTACAAGTAAAATATGGTGGAGAAAGAACACAATTTTTTATTGATGACCAACCAGTGGAAACAGAAATGACCTTACAGTTCAGAGAACTTGGTATCATAACAAAAGAAAAGATTGCAGAAGGGTTTTAATCATGTCATTTTTTTCAAATTTTCCCACTATAGAAGTAGATGTTCTAGATGATGGTACAAAGACTACTTTCTTAGAGGTAACAAGAAAAGTTAGATTTTATGACCTTGTTAAAAGATATAACGTCACATATGATTACTATGATGTTCAATCTGGTCAAACTCCAGAATTTTTAGCGAAAGCGTTTTATAATGATCCGAAACTTCATTGGGTTTTATTACTTGCAAATGATGTAATGGATTACTACCATGATTGGCCACTTACAAATGCAACATTCGATAGAAATTTGCAAGAACTATACGACAATCCAGACGCAGTTCACCATTACGAAGTAAAACAAACATCTGGTGACACAACTAAGATAATAGAAATACCAAGTGACTCTGCAAATACAATACCAGAAGATGCAGTTACAGTTACAAACTATAATTATGCAGAGAGAGCAGAGGACAATAAAAGACAAATAAGAGTTATAAAACCAGAATATATTCCTCAAATTAAAAGAGAAATACAAGAACTATTGAGAAGATAACATGGCTGTCATACAATACGCTGGTGAATTTCAACTAGAAGAATGCACACTTTGTACAGTAAGTGGTTTAGAACTTGACTTAACTGAATTAGTTGCAGATATAAACATATACGAAGATCTTTTTTCTACATCTGTAAGTGGATCTATATCTTTTCAAGACAATAATAATCTATTAGGTAATAAAGACATAGGTATTATAGGTCAAGAAAAACTTAAACTTAAACTATCAACACCAAACGCTGATGATACAAGTGATAGAAATCTTATAATTAACTATACTGAAACACCACTATATGTTTATAAGATTGACGATAAAGTTACAGTAAATGAAAATACAGATGCATTTATGTTGCATTTTACTACACCAGAATTTATCAGAAATAATCATGTGCGTGTTGTCAAATCATACGAGGGTGAGCCATCAGAAGATATCATTCAAAATATTTTGAGAGATGATGATTTGATTGCATCTAAAAAAGAGTTTTACTATGAGGTAACAAATAACAAGTTTAAACTTGTTTCACCAAATATGCACCCATTTGATTTCATAGTAAATTTATCAAAAAGATGTTTATCCAGAGAATATGACTATGCACCATCATTTTTATTTTATGAAACAACCAAAGGTTATTTTTTTAGAACAATAGACAGTATGATGGACAGAAAGAATCCAAAGGGTGTGTTTCGTGAAATATCACCACAAGAAATAGATCTAAGAGATAATGAAGAAGGAGTTATCGCTAAACTATCAAATATTCTAAATATACAAGTAATGTCAACAACCGACACTATGTCAAGTAGATTGTCTGGTATGTACGGATCAAGACTAATATTGTTAGATATTTTCAATAAAGATTATCAAGAGTTTGATTATAATTATATACAGGATTTTGACAGGGATATCCATGTCGATCACTACAATAGATATGGTTCTAGTAAATCTCCAGTAGCGTCAACTGCAACTGATCAATATGGTAAACAAATAGGAGATTATCCAGACGCTGTTCTTCATGTGCAGATGATAGAAAGAAATATTGCAAATGGTATGTTCAATCCAGCTTGGGGTCAAAGATCACAATATGATTACATGGGTACAGATCAATGGTTACAAAGAAGAACATCTAGATTTGCGTCTATAGACTCTGCATTATCAGTAAGAGTTACAATTCCAGGCAACACAACATTACAAGTAGGTGATCTTATAGGTTTAGATTTGTCTGATGAAAGTATGACAGGAAAATACTTAATTAAAAATTTAGTGCATAAATTCACATTTGCAGAAGGTTCTCCTATACACAAAATTGTGATGGATTGTGTAAGAGATACAGTTAAGTCACCATTCCCAAGTTCTGGAGTTACTATCAGAGATCAAGGTGACGAAAATGACTATAAAATACCACTAGGTTCTGAAGATTTTTCAGAAGTAACATTTTAGAGAGGAGATGATAACAACTCATTCGTTATGATAATTTATTAACCATAGAAAGAGGCTACCATGACAGCAAAACTCAAAA